GGCGGAAGGTTGGTATCATTATAAGTTTCATTTAGGTCATGTTGAAGACCGTAAAAAACATAATTACAGTTTGCCAGAGTGGAATGGTGAAAAAGATGCTGATGTGATGGTGTACGCAGAACAAGGGATCGGGGATCAATTAGCTTATATGAGTGCTTGTCCTGTTATTCCCAAGCAAATTAACTGTCATCCAAAACTAGAAAAATTATTCAAAAGAACGTTCAAACATTCTGAAGTTTTTGGTCAACAATTTGCTTCTGTTTTCAAAGAAAAAGTAACCGCAACGCATCAAACATCAATGGCAACTATGATGCAATTTTCCGAAATGAAATCGCGTAGTGGTTATTTAAAAACTGACAATGACAAAGATATTATGTGGTCAGCATTGTTTGAAAAACTTTCTGATAAACCAAAAATCGGAATAGCTTGGACAGGGGGTAAGGTTTCCTCATCAGGATATCGATCACGAAAATTAAGTTTAGAACAACTAACCCCTCTATTAGAGCAACCTTATACTTTTATCAATTTGCAATATAAAGATTCTAGCGAAGAAATTGAAGAATATTATAAAAAAACAGGGATAAAAATTCACGATTATTCGTGGGCAACACTATCGAACGATTATGATGAAACAGCAAGTTTAGTGAATAACCTTGATGCTGTCGTTTGTGTTCCAACGTCTATTTATCATTTAGCAGGAGCGTTGAGCAAACCTTGTTTTGTTGCGGTTCATAATACTCCGCACTGGCACGAAGGGTTAGAAGGTGATTCGCCTTGGTATCAATCAGTTGAGTTTTTTAGACGAAAAGATTTTGGCACAAAAAAAACAATTGAGTTAATTATTAAAAGGCTAGAAAGTAAATTTTTTAGCAAGGCAGCATTAAAAGGTGTTGCATGATTTAAAAAAAACTTTTGATCGTAACTATTTATGGTTGCTTACAAAGTTAATACAAGTTTTACAATTCAGCAGTGATTTTTTAACGAACCTCAAGCATCGCTTAATAACTTATAAAGCGCATTATGAAATTTTAAGGAGACCTAAATGAGAATATATATTGGAATTGATCCAAGACAACCAGTAGCCTATAACGTGTTGCAATGGTCAATAACAAGGCGAGCAAGTAGACCTGTTTCAATTGTTCCGTTAGTTTTGCCACAACTGCCAATTACCCGGCGTGGATTAACGGACTTTACATATTCTCGTTATTTGTGTCCAAAATTATCAGGTTATCAAGGTGTATCTATTTTTATGGATGCTGAT